ACAGCAACGCCAGATCGGCCGAGCCATAGGCCTGCTCGACATCGGTAAACAAAAACTCACGAATTTCGCGCCCGCTCCGCCCGGCAAAAAGCGTTGCGCCATCAACATTGACCAGCGGCACGGTGCGATCGCTCTGGCTGCCGATACGGGTTTGGCGGGTGATCTGCACATTGGCCGGTGTCAGGGGATCGCCTGTCACCATCCATTCCGACCCGCTGGTAAAAACCTGCAGGTGCCGTCCGGCGAAAATGCCGGTGATGGCATTGACCTGATCGGCCAGCAATGCAAATTCGATTGCCTCGTCGTCAAGGCCCTCGCCCAGCTCGAAATTGAACAGATCGCCCGATTTCGACATCCACAACCGGTTGGGCAGATCGCGCGATCCGCCAATGATCAGGCGATCCTGATGGAAGGTCACACTGCGCGGCCAGCCCCGCACATCGGAGAAGGCCTGCTCGACAAAATCGACGGTGGCACTGGTATTGGGCAACGCCTGTTTCAGCGCGATGGTGGCCGTGCGGGCGTCATTGACAGTGGTAATTTCGCCCTCGATCCCCTGAAGGCGCCAAAGCGTCCCGACATGGCCTGGCACAAACACGTCGATATTGGCCGTCACCGTGACCGTACCACTGGTGCCAGACGGGGTCAGGGTTGCTGCCGGATCGACGAATTTGTAGTAGGGCTGGCTGGTTCGGAAATTGGTTTCCCGCCAGGCCCACAGGCTTGTTTGCCAACTGCCGTCGCCGGTGCGCGTGATCCTGACTGGCGGGGCCGCGGGATGCACCACCAGAAGCGTATCGGCACTTTGGGTCCAGTTCAGAAGATCATGGTGCTCAGGCCCGAACGTGGTTTCAAACCAGATCGTCTCGACCCCGTCCTCAAACACCAGCGCGCGTTTATCCTCAAAGGCCAGAAGATAGGTCTGCTCGGTATTGAATTCGAACTGGATCAGGCGGGCCGGGCCGGGCAATTCATCAATCAATCGAATACCCGGGCGGCGGCGCACCCCGCCCGATGGCTCGATAAATACATTGCGCAGGCGTGCCGCCCCGTTGGCATAAGCACTCAAATCCGACCGCCCCCACAATTCCGGCGCCAGTTCACCGGTCGAAAAGGTATTTTTCTCCAGAACCCGACGGGCCATGGGGTGCTCCCTCATTGAATAAAGGTGATACGCTTGTGGATCGGGATTCCCGCCTTCGCGGGAATGACGATGGTTCATTGCGAATTTATCGGCTCCGTCATCCCCGCGCAGGCGGGGATCTATGGCTGCATGCTCCGTGCCCCTACCCCCGCGCCGCAATCAGGGAAAAATCATCAATTGCCTGCGGGGTGGATTGCTGTGCATCAGCAAGCCTGGCTTCGCGCAACTGATCCTCGGCCCGCTTGAAAAGATACTCTGCCCGCGTGCTGCTTTCGGTCAGTGGCAGGCAAAATTCCGCCGCCAACCGTGCGATCAGCGCCAGATCAAACCAGGCCGGAAAGCTGCCCTCGGGCAATCGTGCGACATAGGACAAATAGGCGCTGTCGCCAGCCACCTGCACGGCCTGATCACGCAATTCAAACCGGGCAATCTTGCCGCCGTCATTTTCAAGCGACAGCAAACGGATAAAATCGCGCGGCAAGGCAAACAGTGCACTTCCATCCTTGGGCGAGCTTGCCGCGTCCCCCTCGGCCAACCGCGACAACCAGGCCCCTCGCCCGGCAAACCGCCAAGGATAGCCCGCCAGCATCCCGTCGCGCACGGTGGGATACAGCATCCGGGCAATCTCGGCCTCGGCGACGTCTTCCTCGAATGAGGAAATCGGTGCCGCCCCGATCATCACCAATGCCCGTGCACATAACGCCACATCACTTAACGCCATCACATCCCCCAACAACACCAATCAGGGGACGACCGCGAAGGTCAGACAGTTTGCAACTGCCCACACCCTGAATAACAGTTGGAATTTCGCATGCGACCGGGGTGTTTCCATGCATGGGCAGTCTCCGTGGTTGGGTAAAAAGAAACCCCTGCAACAAATGTCACCGGGGCAAGGATGAGGGAGGAAAAAGCGCGGGTTTAGCTTGGATCAATCGGTGTTTGACGTGCCGACTGCCGTCATGTCGCGGACATCAACACCGCCCGAACCGGAACTGGCAACGACGAACAACCCGCCGGACATGGTGGCGTCGCGGTTGGTGTTGGCGATGATGAAATCGCCGACGCGTAGCATGTCGCGGGCCTCAAGGAAGTAATCGGCGGTGTCGACGTCGGCGGCGACATCCGGGGTGATGTAGTGCCACAGGGTAAAACCGTTGGCGTATGCCAGAACACTCAAGTTTCTGGCTTTGAAACCTTCTGCCATTTTGGGGCTCCTTTGTTGTTTTGAGCGTGTGGATCGGGATCCCCGCCTTCGCGGGGATGACGTTCATTCCATGCGATTGTTCCGGGCACCGTCATCCCCGCGAAGGCGGGGATCCCGGGCTGCAGGTTCACTCAGATGTCGGCGTTATTCCTGCGTCTGGATGCACACCACCCCATCGCCATCAATCAGGGTTGCGCCCTGGCTCATGGAGTTATTGACAAAGTGGGCGGCGTGATCGCCATGCCAGGTGATATCGGACTGGACCTCGGACCCAATCGCGTGGCCGATGGCGGTGCGGTGATACCAGAAGCAGGATCGAATTCCAGCTGCCACCGGAAGGCCTGAATGGGGCATCCAAAGGGTGCCGAGCCAGCGTTTGGCCTGCGTTCCCTTCCACGGCAGATCGTCATCACCGATATAGTCAGATCGTGAAAACTCATCGATCAGGAGCAGTTCCGACCATTGTTTCCAGCCAACAATGGCATAACGTTGCCCGTCATCGGGCACATCGCGTTCGCCAAGGCCTTCGAACGCCATCATCACCTTATCAAGCGTCATGCCCTCGGTATTATCGGGCAGAACATCTGTTGCCCCGACCAGCGCATTGATGATCAACTCGTCAGTCTTGCGGCCCAGCGCATAGGCCCCGGCATTGGCCAGCACCATCTTTTCATCATGGTTGATTTTAAGTTCATCAAGCGCATCGACCCAGTCGCCAGCATAGTAATCGCGCAGGTCACAGCGGACCGCCTCATGGTCGACATTCATCACCGGCACCTTGCCGTGCCGCGCCTTGGTGGTGGCCGTGCCCTTGCCGACTTTCTGGAAAACCGTGGTCGCGCCCTTGATCGCGTTTTTCACCCGCACCGTGTTGCGCAGCTTTGATCCCATGCGTTGATAGGCCTGATGCACATCGGCCTGGAAATGGTCGATGAAGCTTTGGTCAATCGTGGTTGTCATCGTTGAGGATCCCCTTGTTGTCATTGCGTTGCGACCATGCGCGGCCAGCCAATTGCAGCGCTTGCCACAATTGCCCGCAAAACGGTCATGTTCCGGTCATGGTTTGGTGGTTAAACGGTGCTGTTCCCAATCGGGACACGCGCGTGATTTGCCCCGACCTGTTGCACCCGACGGGCTTTGCTGCGCGGGCCGGTTCCAAAAGAAAAAAGAGTTTCTGTCGTGAAGAAGTCGGTTTTGCTGCTGTTTGGCCTGATCGGGCTGGGAATTGCGGGCTATTTCCTTTTGCCGCTGACCCCGATCCCGGACTATGTCAACGCGTTTATCGACCGGGCTGACAAGCTGTTCTAGACCTGACTATCGCCCGGAAAGCCTGGCAAAATCCGCCTGCACCTCGGCCACGATTGCCGGGTCACGATCCCGCCAATAACGCGGATCGTTCATCTTGCGCCGGATTTCGGACCGCAAACTTGTCGCGCCTGTCCCGCCATCACCTCTGCCAAAGGTGGCCTCATCATTTTGCATCATCATGCGATGCAGGGCACGCACGCCATCTGCCGTTTGGCAAAGCGTATCAAAGGCCGCCTCGGGCAGATTGGCCTTGCCCCAGCTTTCGATTTTCGGGGCCAGCTTTTTCCAGTTTTCCGCCCCGCCAAACTCGGCTACAAGGGTTGCCCGGTCCGTAGCACGAGCCGCGGCCTGATCCAGATCGCCCAAAATCGGTGCGAGGATTTCACCGGCCAGATCATAAACAAGCTGGGCCTGGGCGTTGCTGAAGCCTGCCCTATGCAGGCGCTGGTTCAGATCGGCATCGATTTCCCCCACGCCATCGGCAAGCGTGATTGCGTAGGCGTCTGGCGTTTCAGGCACCAGATCGGCGATGGCTGCGGCGCCGATATCCGTTTCGGGCACTTCGCTTTCGGTGCCCGGCAGTTCGGGTGTTTCTGCCGCTTCCGGGACTTCCGGCGTCTCGGTTTCCGGTGCGAGAAGGTCGGGTTCGGTTGTCATGCGAACACTCCGCTGGTTGGGGTCAAATTTGGGTTTGGTAGATGTGGCTCGGGATCCCCGCCTTCGCGGGGATGACGGTGGACAGAACAGGTGCAAGGAACGAACGTCATTCCCGCGCAGAGCCTGTGCCCGCGAAGGCGGGTACGGGAACCTCGCGCCGCAAGCTCATTGCTCTTTCGCGCCAGCCGCCAGCCGTTTGATCTGCAGCACCAGCGCGCGCATCCCTTCGCGCATCCAGATCGCCGCAGTGCTGGCATCCGGTCCAAGGGCTGTTTGCAGGAAATGGCGTTCAAGATCGGCCAGAACCTTCGCCCCGGCATCACTGTCAAAGCAGGCCTGCCAGTGGTCGCTGCCGTTTTCCGAAAGCGTCTCGTTCCCGGCCTCGAACCAGTCCCATCCGTTACTGCTCATCACACTGCCTCCGTGATTTCGGGCGGCAGGCTTGGCCGCAGAAGATGATCCGGCACGCCAAACTGATCGGCAAGCCAGCGGACCATGACGGGCAAATCAACCTCCGCCAATGCCTCCGGGCCGAGGGCGGCAATCCGCGACAGCCAATCAAGCGCCTGGCCCGCCTGTACGCGTTTTGGCAATTGCGCGAGCGGGGCCGCGTGACGCAGCACCACGACATCGCCATCCAGCGGGATGTCGGGAAGTTCGCCTGTTTGGGTCAGGATATAAAGTGCCCGCCTAATCAGCGGATAGAGCAATTCTGCCTGCAAACGGCCATAGGTTGCGCCCAATAGTCGGGCGTTTTCCGATGCACGTTCAAGCACCTCTGTCGCGGTCATGCCCGGTTGATCGGTTTGGCCCAGGCGATCGGCCAGCAAGCAGCGCCGAATGCGATCGCGCAGATCAGACAGCACGAGATCCGACACATCAAACCGTCCGGGGGCCTCAAGCGGTCTCAGCCCGGCTGATCCCACCGCCTTGGGGATGATGCTGCCCGGTACAAGGCGGATCGTTGCCGGGTTCAAAACGCCATCATCATCGGCCTGCCAGATGCCGGTGACGGCAATCGAGGCGTTTTTCAGCACCAGCTCAACCACCTTGTTAGCGGTTTTGATATCGGGCAGTGCTTTCATCACCGGTGATCTGCCATAAATCTCGCCCGGCGCCTTCATCCAGCGAAAGGCGATATAGGGCGACACATCAAACCGGTCGCGATAGATCAGATCACTGGAATTGGCGTCACCGTCTTCGCGAAACACACACAGCTCATAGCCGGTTTTGTGATCCGTTGCCGGAAGCACGGCCTCAATCACGGTGAAGCGTTTCGGCGCGCCCTTGTCATCGCCATCACCATCGGCAAAGCCCTTGGCCCCTAGCCAGGTTGCAATGATTTCCGCGCGGGTGAGTGCCAGTTTGCGAAACACCGCATCCATCTTGCCATCGGATCGTTCCTCGAACGCCAGATCACGCAGGGGCACGGCGGTAAATCGCAAGGCAGACGGGCTGTGCAGATCGGCCTTTTCCAGCCGCAAACACGCGGTTCCGGCGGTCACCAGATCCAGAAACGCCTGATGCATTTCGACCGCAAAGTTGGAGCGATCAAAATGCCCCTGCAAAATCCTGACAGCCCGGCCAAGCTGCTCGGTCAGGACCTGCCGATCCGCATTGGCAACATTGCCGCCCGGCTCCAGCTCGAACCAGCCGCCACCGGGCGGGGTGATTTCGGCCATCAGGCTGGCGGCCAACTGTTCGACCGCGTCCGATGCGGTGGCGTCAAACACCCGATCCAGGCGCTTGCCGCCACTCGTCTGATTGCTGGCCGCACCATTGCGTTGTGGCAGGGCAAATTCATAGCAATCCTGCCAATGGGCGATCCAGTTGCGCCGACGTTCCATCGCCTTTTGAAAGCGGGCGCGGAGTTGGGCAACATCCGCGCCACCAGACGCCTTGCCCTCAACGCCGGTTGCCAGCGTGACCTTTTGCGATTTCGCCATGCCTATTCCCCCAACAGGTTCTTGCCACCGCCAGCCTTGGCGATGCGGTCACTCAGAAGCCCGCGATGACTGGTGCCAATCAGGCTGGCCCGGCCATAGCGGCGGCGTTCAAGCGCCTCGGTGCGCGCAGTTCGTGCGGCGTCTTCGGCACTGGTCTCGGCCTCGGTTGTGGCGGGTTGTTGGCGTGTCATCGGCGCACTGACGGTGGCCGGTTTCGGCGTGGAAAACAGACTTCCCATCGGGACCTCCGGATTGTGATGTTTGGTGATGGTTTCGAAAGAGCACGTTGAGCGAGGTCCCCGTACCCGCCTTCGCGGGCAAAGGCTCTGCGCGGGAATGACGTTCGTTCCATGCACTGTTTTGGTCACCGTCATCCCCGCGCAGGCGGGGATCCGGAGCGGCGCGCTCCATCACCCCAAACGCAAAAACGCCCGCAAGGGTCGGAACCCTGCGGGCGCATCTGTGGCGTTGATTTGTCTCTTATGTCACACTAAAAAGAACAAATCAAGAACATTTTTCAGAAAAAAACACATCCCCGATTGGATCGCGCTCACGCCCCTTCTGCAGATGACGATAAAGCTGCCAGGGAGTGATGATCCAAACGCTTGATATGCCGAGCAATCGTTTGACCAGTTCGACACAGCTCATCGGGCCAAAGCGTACCTTGCGCGCAATCGAGGCCGGATAGCGCGCCCAGATGCAGTGATAGCCAAGGCCACGATAATAGGCCGCCGGATCAAAGATCGGCGAATAGCACCAGCTTTCACAGCGCACCCGATGGCTTTGCGGATCAAGGCAAATCCATTCCCCGGCCCGCACCCCCGACACCAGAACAAAGCAATGGCGAAAGCCCGGTTTGAGAACCCGCAAAAGCCGCTTTTCCGGTGCATCGGCAAAGACAACCAGTACCGAAACTTCGCGCCCGGATATGGATTGATTGGCCCAGTTATCAGCCATTTCCGCAACATCAGACCGGGCAACATTAGTGGTCATCACATCGTGCATGGCGACAAATCCCCACCCAGTTCAACGAGCGCATCGTCATGGTGAAAACTTTCATCACGCCCGCGCTTGACGATGCCGCGGGTCACCAGCACGTTTTCAAGGGCGGCCATGGCATGACGCCACAAATCGTCCTTGCCCTGTTCGCGGGGGTCACGCGGATCGGGTTCGCGCTCCACCAGCCCGAAATATTCCAGAACCTGCAAATGCCGGTCACAAAGAACACCATCCCTTTTAAGGCGCATGACTGCGTTATAGATATCATCAGGATCACACGGGCGGACCACCTCGCCCGCATCGGCCACCACACGCGCCCCTTCAATCCGGGCGGTCTGGCAGCGCACGAACCAGAACCACGCCTGCCGGGCACTGGAAAAGGGGGTGATGTCGCGTGCAGAGAGTGGTTTGGGAAAAAGCCTTTGTTCGGTCACGTC